CTTTGCTTAGAAACGAAACTACACTAACGGTAGAACAAGCTTACGATTTAGGATTTGCAAACACTCAGCCAAAACAGGTTGAGCCAGTTGCATTTTATAAAAAATCAAGCACAAATATTAACACAAATAAAACTATGAGTACAAAAGATGATGAAGTAACAGTAAAAAAAGACTGGTTGGAAACTCAGTTTGAAGCTATTACAAAGCTATTTACAACAAAGCCAAAAAATGTAACAGAAACTACTGCTGATGGGGAAACAATGATTGATTTTCCAAATGTAGAAGAAGGGCAGCCAATAGCAGTAGGAGAAGAAGCTACTATTGATGGTTTACCAGCTGAAGGAGAATATGTAATGCCAAGCGGAATGACGTTTGTTTTTTCTGGTGGAATTTTAGAGGCTATCAACGAACCAGAAGTTGAAGAAGAGGGGATGACAGAAGATGAGATGAATAAAATTATCTCTGATTTAAAAGAGCAAATTTCTAAGTCAAATGAAGAAAAAGAATCCGCTTTAGCAAACTCAAGCACTCTACAAGCAGAAAACGAACAGCTGAAAAAAGATGTTAAAAACATAAAAACTCAGTTTGAAACTTTCAAAACAGAACTCGAAACAAAGTTTGATTTTAAAGCAGTAGTAAATATTAAAGAAGAAGAAGTAAAGGAGAATGAAAGTCAAGCAAAAAAGGCTTATAAAAACTTAATAAATAAAAGAAAAAAATAAATAGATATGGGAAGCGCGATTAATAACGGAGCATTTACATTTAATCAAACAGAGATTGATGATTGGTCATTGGTTATCAATGAACTTACTTTTGGTGATCCAGAAATAAATAGAATACACGATATTCAGCAAGGTATTAAGCATAATGAGCAGATTGTTTTTGCTGGATTATTTGGCTTAATGGGTAAAAAGGTTAAAGCTAACTGTGTTAAAAATGAAATTGAAGGAGTAACACTAACTGAAAAGTCATGGACTCCAGTTTTTGAAGATTTCAGGCTAAAGCATTGTTCCTCAGATGTGAACGCACAGGATAAATTAGTTAATCAAATGGCTAGAATGAATCCAGACTATTATAATGTGGTAGAAGGTTCAAATTCAGTAGTCGGTAACTTTTTGGTTGGAAAGATCATTGAGCAATTTAACCCTACACTTTTAAGAAAAGCATGGTTCTCTGACATAGCAGCAGACACTATCGCAAATGGAGGAAAATTAACAAACGGAACAGATAAAGAATACTTCAACACTTTTGATGGAATATTTAAGCAAATGTTTACAGAAATCCCAAATACAGATCCTTTATATGTAAATATTCCTAAAAACGGTGGAGCAGATTATGCTGGACAAGAATTAGCTGCGGATGAATCTATAGCTATTTTAAAAGCAATGTATAATAAAGCAGATAGCCGTTTATTAGAACAACCTGATAAAAAGTTTTATGTAACTAGAACTCTTTGGGATGGTTATTTAAATGACTTGGAAAGCACTCAAAATCAAGGAGCTGGAAACACGCTTATTAATGAGAACGGTAAAGAGACTTTAACATATAGAGGCGTTGAAGTAGTTAAAATGCAAATTTGGGACAGGATCATTACGCAATACGAAGACAACGGCACAACATATAATTTACCTCATAGAGCAGTATTGTCAACTCCTTTAAACTTGCCTATCGGTACTTTATCAGATGGGGATTGGGGAACTATTGACGCTTTCTATGATAAGGTTACTTCTCAAAATTATGTAGATGGCGTTTATAGTATTGATGCGAAATTCATGCAAAAATACTTAGCCGTGTTTGCATATTAATAACTAAATAAAAAGATACAGATATGATATGTGATGGTGGATTAATTAACGCAGATATGTTGTACGACTGTCTTAATGCTCCTATTGGAGGTATTGAGACGAATGTACTTCTATTTAATATAGATGATATTGACTATACAGCAATAACTAGGGACGCTTCTAACGAAGATATCGTAACAAACTTTGCTTTAAAAACTGGCAAAACAGGTTATTTACTGCAAGGAGTAAAACAAGTAAATAACGGAGCTTCTGAATTAGTTAAAAAAGAATTCTCTAGCGATAAAAGAAAGCATTCTTTTAACGGGGTGGCTTTCAATGTTAGTGCAGCTGTAAAAAACCAAATGAACCGAATGGCAAAAGGCGGAAAATTTGCTGTTATGGTAGAAAGAAAATGGAAGGGACTTAACAACACAGAAGCTTTCTTAATTTATGGTTTAGATTCTGGTTTAGAATTAGAAACAGAAGTACATAACACTAACGAAAACGATGGTGTGTTGCAATTTACTTTAGCTAGTGCAGATGGATACGAAGAAAGATATTTACCAAGCACAGTATTGGAAACAGATTACGCAACAACTAAAACAGCATTCGATGCAAAATTCGCAGCTTAATTGGTTGGAACTAAATACAATTGACATCGTTAGCAAAGTAACAGCTGACGGTGTTAAGTATTTAGAATTATTTCTACAAGATTACAGTAAACTATTTAATAAAAAAGTAGTTCCAAGTTGTAATAATTGTATCAATGAATATTTAAAAGAATACAAAGAAAATTTTAAGGTTATGTCAAACGATTGCAAATATAAATTACACAAAAAAAGAGAAGGAATACAATTAGAATTCGGTAGTAATGTACATGTAACCAATGTAAATATTACAGATGAATATGCAGAAAAATTGATTGAACGATTTACGCCTTTTCATAAAGAAGGAACGTTAGATTTTCTTTTTGATAAATACCCCAAAAATACTACAAATTCCACTCAAAAAAACACAAGACAAAGACGTAATAGAAAGAAATCTACAGAAACTAAAGGATAGATGAAAAATAAAATGCAAACATATTTGTTTGACATTGCAAAGCGTTTGATCAAGTGGGATAAAAAATTAGAAATCTACAAAAACGGTTCAGACAATGCATATATAGAAAGAACTGATAGGTTAGTTAATAACTCGGTTACAGCTAAAATGTCAGTTGGTCTGATGGTTCAGTATTTACTAGGAAAGGGCTTTGGAGAGAATGACGACTTTATAATTAATACAGAAACAGGTCAAACATTAATTGAGTTTGCGGAAGAACTTTGTGATTCTATAGTGCTAAATAGAGGTGCTGCAATACATTTTAACTACAAAATTCAACCTAACGAAAAAGGGAATACTATTTACAAACCTGTTAACCCTTCGGTAGTTCCTTTTAATACAGCGAGACTAGGAAAAAAAGACAGCAGGAAATACAATGGAAAAATACTACTGTACGACAATTGGAGCGATGAAAAAATAAAAATAGAGCATGTTTCTGTATACGATGTTTTTAACGATAATAACGCAGTTGTTGAATCTCAGATAAAACAAGCAAAAGGAATACAGAAATACAAAGGGCAAATACTTTATATCAATTATGATAAAAAATACTATTACCCTCTTTCAAGAATAGACTCTGTAATGAATGACTGCGATAGTGAAGCACAGGCGTCAGTCTATAAAAATCAATTGTTAAGAAATGGTTTTTTTGGGAAAACTATAGTTATTACTAGACCTCTTATAGATTCAGATATTGATGAATACATTCCTGATGAAAAAGGAGATTTAATTCCTAACTCTGAATATAGAGAAGCTTTTACTGAAGCTGAAGAAACTAAAAAGACAATAGAAAGTTTTTTAGGAGCTGAAGAAGCTGGTGGAGCTATGCTTATGCAAATGGATAATGATGGAGATAAATTCGAAGACTCAATTTTAATAAAACAAATAGAGAGTAAAATAGATGATAAAATGTTTGAATTTACAGAAAATAGTGTGTCAAAAAATATACTAATGGCTTTCTGTAATATACCTGTGTCATTAGTTAAATCTCCAGATAGCGCATTACTTGGAAATAGTGGTGAAGCAATGAAAGAAGCAAAAAGAACTTATTGGGAAAACACAGAAAAAGAGCGCAGCAAGTTTTTAAAGATAATAAGATTTGTCTTGTCAACACTAGGTAGAAAAGATGAAGTAAACATAACACCGTTACTTACGGAAATAACAACAGACTATGCTAGCAACAACACTACTAATAAATCGGCAACAACTACAGCAACATAAACAATTTTCTAATAGCAACTATAACGAAAAGTTAGAGCAAATAATTTTAGAGACGCAGTTTAATCAGTTAAGACCCTTATTAGGGGAAAGATTCTACAATGATATTTTAATAAAAGTATCAGGAGAAAGCAACAAGTATGACGATTTGCTTAACGGAGGTGAATATACTTACGAAGGAACAACATTCATAAACTATGGTTTAAGGGCTGTATTATCTAATTACGTTTATGCTAATTGGGTTATGACAGGAGACGCTATAGACAATCCTTTTGGGGTAACTATAAAATTAAACAGTCCGCAAAGTCAACCGCTTTCTCACCAATTAAAAAAACATATTTACTCCCAAAATAATCAAACAGCATACAATTATTGGTTAAATGTAAGAAGGTTTATGATTAGGGATGGTTCATATGATTTATTCAGCGAATGTAAAAAAAACAAAACAACATTTAAATTATCAAAAGTTAGAAAATGATCATAATAAATAATATAAGTAACACTAAATTCACTTATAACGGAGTGCCATATTTAAAAAACTTTACTCCAATAGTTAGAGGTGATAAAATAGAAATCAATAACACATATGGAGGTGTAGGACTCAGTTTGACTAATTATACTCCTATAATATATTCGCAATTTATAATTGATGGAGTAACTTATAATAATGTAAATGATACACAAGACGCATTATTGCCAGTTATTTTCACTAGAGCTTCTTTAGGTGGTGGGTCGGTGAATCCTCAAGATTTACTTAGTGATGAACCTGGGCAATACTCATACATTGATAGCACAGATAAAATATACACTCCAACCCCTACATCAACAGGCGGCGGCTTAATATCTCCTTTTGATTATTTAGGAACAGACACACAAAGAATACAGGCGGCAATAAACGCAGCAAGTTCTACTAAAAAGCCTATGGAGATTCCTATGAAGGATTCAAGTAATACACCTTGGATGTTAGACGACGCGTTGTTATTAAAGTCGGATTTAATAATGTATATCAACGGTGCAATATTAAAACC